CCCCCCTACCTAGCTAGAGATCTTAATACTTCTAGTCGTCTATTGTTACTTTCTTAAAAATACCTAAAACATTATACTCTACGATTTCATTTATAGCTTCTTCAATTGCTAAAACTTCATCAACAAAACTTAGTTGATCGGAGGTTTTAGTAACAGCGGCTAGATAGGAACAACAATCAGTTCTGTTGTTTTTTCTTGCTAATTCTAAATCATAAGAATACCATTCATCATATTCGGTAAAAGGATTAAAAGGATTATCAATTGTGGTTAACATTATTTGTGCCATAAACAAAACTCCTTTTCTATTATGGTGTTTTAAGAAAGAGCTTTGGATAGCGTTGATGTAGAGATTCCTAAAGCATCAGCTATTTCCGCTTGTGTGCGACCAGCCGCTATCATCGATTTAGCTTTAGCTATTTTACTAGCAGAGAGGGTTGTTTTAGGAAGAGGAGTGGCTAATTGTTTAACCCTATTTAAATCTGTATTATCGAGTATTTGACTTAATGTGTTATTACTGATAGCGCCTGCTTGAATAGCTTCCCACTCTCTATTGCTAATATTTATCTCTTGCTTCTTAGCACCAGTTCTAACTCTAGCTTCTGCTAGTGCTTGTTGTTTTAACTTTTTAAACTCGTCATTAGACATATGGGGGTTATCTTCTCGTTTAGCTTTTATTATAGAGTTAGCTAAAATTTGTGCTTGTCTTTCTAACGGTTTATTCTTTATAGCTATGTTTAATTGGGCTTTTAATGAAGCTACTTCTTTCGCATATACTTTTTTTGCCGAAGGTGAATAAACTAAACGAGGAGTATTAATAGACTTTAATCTAGCCGTATTAGCTAAAGATTTTAATTTGTTGGCATAACTGGCATAAGTTGCCTCCATAAATGTACCTGACGATAAAGTAAAAGCATTTTCTGTTTCATACATTTTAGTTGATTTAATTGTTTTATTAATTTCTTTCTCGCTAAGAATTGAATATCCTTTTTTCTTTGCGTCATAAGGCGTGGTTTCTTTTATTCTGCCAGTTATTGGGTCTTTGTATTTTACTTTTTTATAGGTTTCTCCTGTATATTTATATATTTTTTTTCCAGTAAGAGGATCGACATATTCTTTTCTTACATTAACTCTTTCTTCGGAAGAAGCTTTAGAAATTAAGGTTGAAGCTCCTGCTCTTTCACTACCTTGATATTTCTTTTTCAATCCTGGTATACCGTTATCGATATATGATCTTTTATAATCTAAAGCGTGTTTCTCTGAATCAATAACAACCATAGAATGTCTAACTGCACGTGCAATTTCGTCTTGATTAGCTCCTTTGATTGTCATATCTGTTATTAAATTAGAAACGTCGCCCATTTTTTTTTGCTTCGTTGCAGTAATAGGCGGTCCGTTTTTATAAATAGGTTTTCCTAATTTTTCATCATAAATTCCGCCGTCAATCGTGCGCATACCATTATAAGGGGGATACATTTCTCTAGTGTTAAAATCAGCAAGACCTTTTAAAGGAGAAGAAGTTTTAATAGAACTTTTATTATTTGGAATAACAAGCACGGTATCACCATCGAAATCGGCACCAGATAATCTTTCTGCAACTCTTGGGTTAATACCTACCGCATCTAAAGCGTTTCCTAATAAAGATCTAGCTTCTTTATGTTTATTGTTAACCGTTAATTGCGGTATTTCAAACGTGCCGCCATGAGGATAACGTATTAAAACTACTTGTTCGCCATTCTTATAATTAGGAGCATAAATTTCATTCTGCTTCATACTTGGAAAAGGAAGAATTACATGTGACGCTTGTCTTGGTAAAGCAGCAGCTTTTAAATGTGTAGCTGCAGAATCGCAATCATCAGCAAAAGTGTTTAATAATTTTTTTCTTACAACAGGATTCGTTAAAGATGTAACTTCATCAAATTGTTTTTTTCTTTCATTAAAAGAAATGTTTAATTGTTTCTCTGCTAAAGCTATAGATTGTTTAGATAACATTTGTGCTGACAGAGTTTTAGACCATTTACCCCAATCTCCTTCTTCATTAACAACGTTTAAAGCGCCTCTTTGCGCTAATACGCTTTCTCCTAAATCGTTAATTTCTCTTTTTAACGTGGAGCCAAAAGGATTATCTTTATCGACATTACCTTCTTTATCTCTTTTTAATTCTTTAAACACTTTTTCTTTTGACGTTCCTTTATGTTTGTTCGTGTTATAAATAATATCGACGCCATCGGGCATATTATCGCTATATATAGCCATACCTTTAAGAAAATGTGTCCCATCGACTCCTATACGAACTTGCGCATATCTCGTATCACCTAAAGATAAATCTTTAACGCCTCGTCTAAGTTCGATAACACCATCTTTTTCGCCTCCGCCTTCTTCTACATATTTAATTCCTATTCTTTTTGAATCAACATATTCTATCGGTTTCAAACCAAGCCAAGATTTACCACCATCAATAGTGCGATGACTTATTAAACCAATGTTATCGCGATTAGCATAAACTTCTTTTCCCGTTGTATTAGGAGCGGCCAAAACCATAAGCGATGTCGGCTTACCCGTTCCTACTTGTTCTACTTTTAAATAATGAAGAGTATAACCTTCTTCGTTTTTTAATTTTTCAACAGCTGTTTTTAATTTTGTTCTACTAATAGACATTCGATTTTCAACACCAACGCCAACATCTATATATTTCTTTTTTTCTATTTCTTTTTTTAACATTTCAGCAGTATTATTCGTTACTTCGGTACGCTTTTTTATTGCTGGGTTAAGCAAAGATCTTATTGTTGATTCGGGCATACCCATTCGTCTACCGATTTCAGTGTTTGAATATCCTTTGTCTTTAAGTTTTAAAGCTTGTGTGGCATCAGCGTTTCTTTTTTCCGCCCTTGCTAAAGACTTACTAGTCCTTAATTGCGACGTGTTCATGTTTAAACCTTTAGCTATTTCGACTTCGCTTAAACCTTGTTTCTTTAAAGAATTAACATAACTATTAAAATCGCCGCTTCTTTGTGGATCTTCTCCCGAACCCCATGGATAACGACCAGAGCGACGAGGAGTTCCATAATGTTTAATAACTCTATACATTAATTACTCCTCCTCGCCTCTATTAATTTTTTCTATTCTCTTATCAAACAAAACCATCTTATCCATAATGCGTTGAATGTCATATGGTTCGGGTTCGTATATTAATACTTCATTAAATTGATATATACGAAGTTCTATTTTTATATCGCTAGGTTTAAAACCATATTCGTTACAAAAAAGAGCGGCATAAACTTCTAGCTGGCGCATAGATGCTGGACTTTCACCTGTTTTTAAATCGTGTATTCTTAACACATTATTCCTAAAAGAAATAGCGTCAGCAGTGCCATAACTATTAAAAGAATAAACTAATTTTTGTTCTGGAGTCATTTTGTAACCTACAGCGTCATTAACATATAAATTTAATGTTTTTCTTGATTTTTGAAGTTTCTCCGCTAAAGATATAGCATTACATGCAAACTCATGTAATCTGATACCTTTTTCTATTGCTAAACGTTTTTTATAAACACTATCTAATTTTTCTTCGTCATAATTAGTCCAATGATAATTACTTGCACCTAGAAATGCGTGTTGCCCTTCTAGCTCCGAATGTCTGTTGAAGTTCATCTAATACCTCCTCCTTATTTTCAGGATAGATGAAGCTCGCGAAAGACATCTCATCTAAAATATCAATGTAATATTCTTGATTTGGTCGATGTCTGCTATATACACTTTTTTTACATTCTAAAGCGGCCCACTTTTTTTTATAAAGAATCAATAAATCTGGAAAACCTTGAATATAATTAGAATCATTTTTAAGAATGATACATCCTGGAAATAATTCTTCGCAATTCAAAATAAGTTCAGATTGAAACTTACTCTCCAAATAGACCACTTCCGTTCAAAAAAATATAAGAAGAGAAAGTTAGATACTCTATCTCTTCTATTATAGCATATGTTTTTCGCGCGGCTTTTAAAAATTGGCAAAATCTTTTTCATTAAAATTCTTTTTCATCTTTAAACAATTCGATATAGCTTTGTCTATTTCAGAATTAGATCTAAGATGATAATAATAAAGATCTTTAAATGGTGTATTAACTCTGTCTATTCTTCCAGCTGCTTGGACCATAGTTTTATAAGAATAATTTTGCGAAAAGAAAACTATTGTGTCGGTTTCGATGCAATTCCAACCTTCAGCGCCTGCTGTATATTGTACTAGATATAACCATCTCTTTTCTTTTGGTATATTTTCATGTTTAAAACCATTCCATTCTCCTTTAGAAACATTAAGGTCTTTAGCCATTTTTCGCAAAGCATCTAATTCGTAATTAAAATTATAAAACACTATTAATTTAGGATGCTTTTTTAAAATGTCTTTTGTTGCACTTATACGATCATAATCATCATTAACAACTTTTCGCATAACTTGACAATATTCACTAATGTTTTTTATAGGTTTGTTTTTAAATATATTCCACCTTTTGTTTTTAACAACTTTAAATTTTTCAACATCATAATCAACTTCTATTATTTTATTATGAATTTTTGTCGGTTTAATATAATCCATATTTACTAAAATTTGTTTTTTAAGTCTATATAATCTCGAAGTTTCAATATAACGATCTACTTTAGGAAATTTTGTACGGCTACTGTAAACAACATGTCGTCTTATAAATTGTGTTCTATTTTTATAAAAACCATTAGCTATAAAAATAGGTATATAATCCATCCATGTGTCTCCAGGAGTAGCGCTTAGTAATATCCATTTGTTTTTTTTAGTTATTTCGAGAAAAGATTTAACCCATGAACCAGAACCTACTACTCTTTGTTCATCGAATATAAAGAAAGCATTTTCTATTTCTTTATATTTTTTTATATTTTGCCAAGAATTTACAACAACGTTTTTTAATAAAAAATGCGCGCATTCACGTTCCCATTCACATAAATCTCTTTTTCTAGCTGTAGTAATGATATATAAATCTTTTGGTTTTGTCATAGGCGAATATTCGCCAACACCATCAATTTTTATAGAACCGCCACATTCTTTTATAAAATAATAAGCTAAAGCTGTTCTGGATTTACCGGAGCCGACTCCGCCGCATAGGACGGAGCCAGGCTTCAATTCATCAATAGCCAACTTTTGATAATTATAAAGTTCTATCGCCATCTTGATCACAACTACCATCACAGGCATCGCAAGCACCGCAGCCGCCTATAACATCATGCGCGCTATCTGGAAGATCATAATATTCTTTTTCTATTTCATCTTCTTCTATATGAATAGCTAAAGATTTCAAATATGCTTTTACTCCCGTTTCTCCTCTTACATCCCAATTATAAGGACGAATTATAAGTTTAAATTCTTTAATTTCAACCCAATCTAAAATATGCGCATTATCTTCATTAATCATGGATTTTCCTCGGCTTGATATAAGAAATATTTTAGGCATTTTTCTAGGATTTGTAAAACTTACAGCTACTTGAAGAAATGCTTCTGGCGTTACATCTTCATATCTCGGTTTTGTATAACGAATATTCCACCCATCTTCTTTAAGCGTTGACGCTATTTTATCATCTATAACTACACAAAAGTTTCTACTACCTGCAGGATTATATTCTCCTTTTTTTCCTGAAAAATTACGAGAAAAGATTCTAGTGTTTTCAACGGTTATTGTACTTTCTACTCTTTTTTTCATAATATACTCCTTTCAAGAATTAAAATGGTAAACAAACATAACCAAGTTTACACTCATTTGAAATTCCATCTTCTTTTATTACCCATTTGTCGCAATTAATACATGTTTCTTTTCCGCATTGTAATTTCCAAGGCGGGATATCAGGTTCGTAAGGTTCGTCTGACACAAACCATTCAAAATCTCCAAATTTAGAAATAGTATCAACCGCATCATCGACTAACTTTTTATAATATTCTATATCTATATCTCCTTCCTTCTTTAAAGTTTTAACAACTTCAGCCTCCATCCACCGATAACCTTTAGTCCCAGTTGCCGCATAATATTTACCGTCTTTCTCTCTATACAACATCCCTCCTCCACAACCAGGTTTAATAGGACAAAAAGAACCAACTTTTCCAACAAAATGATAATTATGAATTTCTTCGTTTTCTTCATTAAAATCTAAATATAAAGCTGTACTAACCGATTTTGTTTCACATAAATCTTCAAATATAATGTCTTCTTTACTAAATAATATTTTAAAAACATAAGGATGCGCGAACTGTGCGCCAACAGCGGTCCATTTTCCTTTATTTTTTCCATCTTTATATTTAGCAATAAATACAGCATCGTTAACTAAACACATCTTGTCATATGTCGCTTCATGTTCAAAATCGTATCCATATTTTTCTCCAAAATCTTTAATAAAATCCATAATCTCAGAAGTAGCATCTGGTATTTTAATCGAGTCGGTCTTAATATGCGAAACGGAAAACCCTTTTTCTTGAACTGCATGTTTAAGATCGATCATAAATAAAGCGCCACGCTTCGCGACAATATTATCTTTATTTCTAGGATCTTTAAATTTGTTATCAAATTTAGCGGAAGTTAAACCATATACAATATTAATCACTATTTTTAATGCATAAGCTAAAGCCTCTGAATCTTCAGTTGTTGTTAAGTATTTTGTCAGAATCCCACCCAACATAGTCTTTGCTAGATTATAATTCTTTTGTTTTATAGCAACACGCGCTTTTACTAATTCTTCAAACCTATCTGTATAGTTCCCAAATATTTTCATTTTTATTGCGCTAGTTGGATGCATAGATACTATATCTGACAGAATTACATTTCCATACATTCCTGGTTCCGCATACACATATCCCCCTTCGCCTGGGTTTTCTCCACGATAGGTACTTTTTCCAAAATTATAAACATATCCTGGAAACATTTCGCTTAAATCTGTATAAATAAAACTTTCTTGAGGTTTTTTATCGTCGCCGAATATAATTTTAGCAGTATGCATTTGTGTAGTATCGTTAACGGTTAACCCACTTAATTCTGCCAATATCTCTCTAGCGACGAAATCTTGTTTTCTAGCATTAAACACGGCTTCTGTAGCATCAACGTCGTTTCCGCAATATTCCGCAACCTCGAACCATTTGTCTTCCGAAACGGGTTTATCCCAAGGAAAACCTAATTCTTTATGAAACAAACCTAATTCAATTTCAAACTTTTTTAATCCTTGTTTTTTTGATGAAAAATCATATACGTCAGTGTATGAAAGATTATAAGCTTCGCCAAAGAAGGCATTACGACTCCCTTTAATAATACGTTGACTTAATTCAAATAATTTTTCATTATCATATCCTATATAACGAGCATATAAAATATGATTATCATATCTTCTACAATTAAAACCAACAAGTTTAAATTTTAATAACTCTTCTATTTCTGAGGGTTTAGGGTTTATCATTTTAACTTTATTTTTTCCCTCAGCTTTCCATACAACTATAAATAAATTAGGAAAAACTTCAACATCAAAAAATACTAATTCATCGTTTTCATATTTTTCGATGTTTTTATTTATCTCTTCTGATTTAAATTTCATTTGACCAACTAATTTTATACAGTAGTCAGACTGGTTTGTGCTGTTGTTAGCAAATATTAATATTTCAGGACGCAAATCAGTTAGATCATAAACAAGATCGGAATTATAAGCATCCTCAAGCTTCTTATGAATAAAACTTATACTAGAAGCGGTAGATGGGTGAATTTCTTTACGAAGATTTTTTTTAATTATATTTCGCAATAGGCTTTCGCTTTTTACCGTTTCATAATTAATCATCTTCTCTCCTTTCAAAGGTAATCCTGAGTTAATTTTTGATATTGGAATATTATTGCATTTTGTTAATTTTCTTCTGAGTGAGCTTTTACCAGAAAATACCTTTATTTCTATACCTTCGCTATAAATACGACTTAAACCTGAAACATCGCTTTCATAAATATAATGAAGATGCACGCCTTTACCGCTTTTGCTTATTTCGGCATATGTAGAAGGCCACTTACTAGCTTCTTCAATGTTTTTATCTAGTGATTTATTACCATTCTCTTTAAGATCAAAATCTATAACTATGTGGTTTTCTGGAACTTTAACATAATGCAATTTTGTACTGTCTATATCTGATAATTTTGTTTCTACATTATCCCATCTGCTGTTAGGCGTTTCTTTAATGTTAGCATATTGCGCTGGATAATTAGAAT